AATAAGAGTTGCCAAATATCTTAAACGTTCCCATTCAAGGTTTTGTTTGATGATATGGCTTTCACCCAATAGTTGGTTTTCCTTCCAAGTGTTTAACCAAAAATCACCCGGCAGAATACCGCATTGCCCAATAAAATAATCAACTAATGAATCCCAAGTTATTTGCTCGGATTCGCTTGTGTTTTTTTTTCCTCGGTGGGGTTTCTTTGAATCCCCATATTTAAGTCGTTCCCAAGGATTCGAGATTCAGTCATTGCCGTGACAATCTTTTCAAGTTCATTGGCATCAACATCCTCTAACCACGCACCGACTTTGAATTTATTGTAGTCAATTTCGTTGCCTTGTTCTTGGTCGTTTGCTAATAAACCACAATAAATGATTTCTCGAATTACACTCAATGATATTCCACCTTCAAAGATATCCCCTAATTGGTCAAGTGAAATGTTTAATTCATCGGTAAATGCACTCCAAAAGTTCATTGAGAAGTGCATAGTTCTATTCTTACCACCAATTTTAAGGTCGTGGTAACCCCTCCTTTTGTTCCCCATTATGTATTAAAATTACGAATTGACCGCAGTTGTAATTGATCCGGTAGTCACGATAGTCCCTGAGTAGGTAACCGCACTCTCCATTTCGCCACTTGTTTCAATTGAAGTGATAAATCCTTCACCTGAAAAAACAGTATCACCGGTTGTGGTAGTTCCAAAAGACCAATCGATTTTTGAACGGTTTTCCATAAGCGTAGCCATTGCCGGTACATTTTGGGAATCGGTATAATCAACAAGACCTTCAAAGCTAATTTCTCCACTTCTAAGTCCGGCGATCACCTCCTGATAACCTGCTGAATCTTTGCTTGTTGCCTCCGGGGCATCCATAGACAACGAAAGAGATGCACTCGTTGAGTGACCGATAGTTGCTAAAGTACCGCCATCAGCGATGAATTTTAATAATAAATTTGTTCCGTTGTAAACAGTAGATGCCATAATTCTTATTTTTTACAAATATAATACTTTTTAATTTTTCTTTTTTTTTTATTTAAATGCCATATACAAAAACGTTTGACCGTTTTCGTTGATCATATTACTGTTTGCGTTATCAATTGCAAACCCGGTTGATGTCAAAGTTATTCCCGACAAACTGCCACTATATGCATCTTCATCATCCAATGTGCTTGGGTAGAGATAACTTCTGTTTCCCGTTCCGCTTGGTCTTAAACTATCAAAGATTCCCCAAGGGTCAGATTGTGTAGCGTTTTTAATAATCACCATTGATGGCTGAAAACCTACATTTTCAGTCACTCCCGATGTTGACCCGGTATATTTACCCATCTTACTTACTCCGCTTACAGAGTGGAAACAATAATTTATCATTTTGTTGCCATTCCATCCCCAATCAGTAAATGTAGTAGATGTTACTGCAAAATTATGGATATTGTCTGCTTTAGCTGCACTTGAATTTAAAACTAAATAATCATTGCTTCCATCAATCAAATCTGTATGTACATACCAATCACCTGTATTTGAAACCATCCTTTGAATAATAATTTCAGGGGCTGATGTTAATCCTGTTCCTACTGTATTTGTGTAAACAGAGCCACCACCTGCAGGGGTATATTCCACAATACTAAACCCTGCATCCGGATTCGCACTAACTGTACTTGTTATATCGCCTACTGTATTGTTTCCTGCTGAAACAGAACCACCCGCCTTAAAACACCAACCAACATACCCATCCGTTCCACTTGTTGCGTTTGTGTAAACTGCGGAAAATGGTGCTGATGTTCCTCTTGAAACGGTAAACCCATCCGAGTCAAATGATTTAACAAAACCGTAAGCGGCATCATATAGACCTTCGGAATATGTAGCATTTGAACTTAAACTCTTACCTGCACCTGCACCCCTTACAACATCGAACAAAAGGTGGTCAGTTTCTCCGACCCTTTGTTTAACCCAAACCATATCGGGCGTAAATCCTACACCGGTCACTCCATTGTCTGTTCCTGCATCACCGGTGTATAATACACCCTTAAAAAGGTCTGTATCCGCCGCCGCTTCTGTTGCGATTAACCTTTTGCCTATACTCATACATTAAAATTAGGTAGTTGGTAGGTTATTACATTTGCTTTCGATGTAAGGGCATTTATTTCAGATTCCTTAGTTGCACATTCAGTTCTTAAAGCCGCCCTTGAATCTTTTACAGATTGTTCGGTTGTGTTGCCAAGTTCTGAATCCCTTACAATAATCCAATCAGTTTTTGATAATTTTGAATTGTATATTGATTTCAAAGATGTAATTTTACTCGCTTTTAATTCCGCTAAAGTTTCAGACCAAGTTTTGTCCTCCTTGGTGTAAACAAAAACATTATCTTCAGAATCAAAAGTTAAGTCAGTTAAATCGTGAATCCTGCCATCATAATCATCGGGATTTTGAACATCAAAAAAACCCTCTGCCTCAACAACCTCCGTTGATGCATTTCTAAAATTCATTATGTGACCATCTGAGCCATTCCAAGTTTCGGGCAGACTATTATATGTTGTTATATTTCCGTTGTGTTCTCTTGCTTTCATATTTATGGCGTTGTGTCTACTGCGTATGTGTTGATTGAATAAATTAAAATGGCGGCTGAATCAGTATCATCAACACAAACCACTTGAATGACATTTGTTGCGGACTGATCCAACGCCGTACTCCCGACCTTGTTGATTGTGGCACTTGTGAAATCTGTTGCAAGTGTGATCACCGCACTACTTAAAGTCCCGGACAAGACAATATCAATTACTTGACCCAATTTCATATTTTGGATTGTAAGCGTTGCCGTTGCAACGTTACCGGTCAACAAAAAGGTTGTTGCCGCAGATGCATCCAAATTTTGACTCCCGGTTGATGTGCTTGTTGCTTTTGCCGTATATCTGTTTTCGAGTTTGTCGTGAGTAACAGAATCATTTGCTAAAAATCCACTACTAAGTGAAGTCGCAACCGTACCATTCGCCAAAAGGATTTGGCTTGATGATCCGCCGGTTTTAACAAACGATGTTGCCTCCAACCTTCCGGTGGTGTCAACTTGTATATTTAAGTCGTTACCAACACCATCAGTCAGTTCTTTTGTTGAACCCGATGCGGCGGCATTATCAGTCAATTTGATAAGACCTTGATAAGTATCTTTTATTTTTAATCCCGATAGTGTAGTACCCATAATTAATTTTTTACAAATTTAACAAATTTATATTTCATCCCATAATTCAGTTTCCGCATTCCAATTTTTAGTCAACACCTCCCAAGTTTCCGGCAATCTTTCGTTGTATCTGTCCCACACTTCATTGATAGAATCCCAAGTAAGTGGAATTACATAATTATAGGATTGCCATCTGTCCTCGGTATTATTCCATAAATCCTCAAGATTATCTAAAAGATGTTTTTTTAATATCTTTTTGGTTTTTTTTGCTCTTGAAATAATATTAAAAGAAAGACCAAGCATTTATTTTGGTTTTCTTAAATAGCAAATGACTTGTCCTTGACTTATTGAAATATTAGTAAAATTTCCATAAATGATATGACCTTCTTTTATTGAAAAACTTGAAAGACCATCATCTCCCCCGGATGTGTCGTTTGTAAGTGTTATCGTTGAATTTTCCGTACATTCTATTGAGCCAAAAAATTCACCACTTGGCGTTGATGTATTGCCGTGTGTATTATCTAAAACCCGAAATCCATAATCACCGAACGACATTCGATAAAAATTATTTGCAGAATACAAGTCACGAGTTGCCATATTTATCTTCTTTTACCTTGACCACGAGATTTCTTTTTCCACCCTTTTTGATTTATTGATGCATTCTTTGAATGAACACCGGGTCGTTTTCTTTTCGTGGCTTTTACAAAATTAGTAATATTTTTCGCCATTATTTATGGAGTTTATTTCCAAACACCTTCTCGACCCCGCGACTACCGAAATAACCGCCCAAAATCACTTGCATAAGCCCCGTGATTGTTGTTAGATCATAATCCATATACCAACCAACAATGTAAGAAATTGTAAAAAAACACAAAGTTAAAGGGCGGACATTTTGTGCCAACCATCCACTTCTGCTATCTGCCACCCACCTTCGGGTCACGCCATCCATTTCGGCTCGTTCTAATCGTAGCTTTTCTAAAGCGACCTCCTTATCCTCCGCCGACATATCTGAGCCGCCAATAATTGCCTCAATTACATTTCCAATTGGGGTATCTTCGGCAATTGCACCGACCACCTTTGGAATCTTTTGCAGTAGAAAAGAACCTACCGCCGTATCTTTAAATTTCTTTTTAGGCATATTGTACTCCCTACTGTATTAGCTATATAACCATAAAACGTTGGGGTCTTTGACACCATCGGGAAAGTCAGTTCCATCCGAGTCAGTGTGAATGAAAGTTTTGGCAACCCCAAACCGATTGAATCCGGCTTGTTGTAATGCCGACAAAATAATCCCTCTTTCCCTTGAATTTTTGATTGCGATGTCCACCGCTTTTCCAACAATATGGCTTGAGTTCGGTTTTCCTCCAACCTCTTGATTGTGTTCGATTGTTCGCCACCCGGAATTGATTTTAAAAGGGA